GTTTCCCAGTCACGATCCGGGGGGGCTGGAGATGGATGTTGCCACGAGCTATGGGTCGCAACTGCTTCTGAACGACGATTTCGAGCAGTCAGGCTCAAATTGGTCAGTGACCGGTGAAGACGCCACCCATGTCGTTACGTTTGATGGCAACACATGTCGCTATCAATCCGATACGACTTCACCAGTTCTACAACTGATTCAGACGGATGTCATGGTAATAGGGCGCACCTATCTTTGTGAGATCAACGTTAGTGAATACGTTAGTGGATCGTTAAAAATAGACGATGCTGCGGGAGTGGTTGTTGTTGCAAGTAAGGCGGGGGTCAATCAGTCCGTCATCAAGGCATCTGGAACCAGTTTTGTACCGTACCGAAACAGTTCAAATGTTGATCTAACGATGGACAGCATCAAGCTCTGGGAGATCACCACCCCCATCTTCACACAATCCGACGACGCGAAACGCCCGATCCTAGTGCGGCAACCGGCGCGCGGTGTGGTGAATCTGCTAACCAGGACTGAGGAGTTTAATCACAGTGATTGGGTGAAAACAGCTACAGGCACCGGAGCAGTTCCTATTGTCACTTCAAATTTTGAAGGCAGCGCAGACAAAATTGATTTCGATATGGGAGGCGGTGGTACGTCAAGTGATACCAGCTACATACAGCAGGCCCCTAGTGTCGGAACTGGAAGCCATGTTGGCGTGGTAAAGGTCAAAGCCGCCACCAGTAGTGATGTTGGAAGAGAATTGTTATTTCGGCATGTAGCTTTTTCGGCTTATACGACCATTACTTTAACCGAAGATTACCAAACCGTAGAGGTTTTGGAAACTGGCACAAATTCGTTATTCCAGCTAGCGATTCGGGGAACTTTCTCAGCAGATCAAGCGGTCTCTTGTATAATTGAATACGTTCAACTCGAAGCCGGCTCAACCGCCACTGCCTATCAAAAAGTCGTCAGCCAATATGACGTAACAGAGAACGGCACGGGTGTGCTGGCGCTGGAATTCGACGGCACAGACGATCAGATCACCACAGCCATCACCGGAGAGCTTGCGAGCAACACGAACCTGCATATCGTCTTTGATATTCTGGCAAGTGATGATCAGGGAATCATTTTTGGCGAAGGAAACACATCTAGTTTTCTCGCAGCATTTGATGACGGATCGTCTTCAACCTCACTTAGTGCTGGCGTTGGATCGCCTACGATCAATGTTGCCGGTTCAGAAGTAACAGGAAGTCGTGATGATCTACATACGGCAGTATCAACGGGGACGTGGCGGCGCTGCGACATTACAGCAGTGGACTACACAACAAGAGATGAATTTGGCATTTCTAACTACAACGAGGCCCAGTGGAGATTGTCGGCCAAAATCCGCCCCCCATGGATATTCCCCCGCACACTCACAGCAAGTGAGATTGCACAGGTTCATGCGCTAAGAGATCAGCTTTTCGGCGCACTGTCATGACGCACGACTACTGCCGGTGGCTGGGTGATGAGCTGGAACGTCTATTCAAGTGCTTTGTTCTGTATGTGCTCATCGTAATTGGAACAGTCGCACAGGCCACAGAACGGCCACTGACAATCCATCTGGACGCCGGGGGAACGCTCAAAGGTAGGTTGCACCAGTTGGACCTTCTTCGGGCTTCCAGACGCCCCGTGGTGATTGCCGGACTGTGTATGTCCGCCTGCACCATGCTTCTGGCCTTACCGCAGACATGTGTGGATCCAGAGGCACGTCTGACGTTTCATGGCCCTCAAAACAGCAAACGGCGCATCACGCCGGAGCAGCACGAGTATTATTCCCGGCTCATTGCCCGGCATTACCCACCTCAGTTAGAGCGTTGGTACTTGCGTGAGGGGCGATATGGAAAGCACAATCTGACAGGGAGCGAAGTTATTGATCTTGGAGCGATAAGGTGTAAAAAATAACACCTGAGGCCGCAGCTCCCCTGTTGCGGTCTCACATACCCGAGCAACTGCACTGCAAGGAGAGCACAATGGACCATTTTGGTATCGGAACAGGGGTCGCGGGCGCGGCCAAAGTTTATTTTCAATCCTCCCGTCGCACAGGACGCACAACATCACTCGTGGACAGTCTTAAAGACGGAGATGTTGTTGTTTTTTTGAATGAACGCGAAGGCCAAAGGGTCAAGTCCCTTTGCAAAGATCGCGGTGTGGACATCGAGATCGTCGTTTGCAACCCAGCCATGCCGGAAAGGCTATTTACCCAATACGCGCCGCTCGGTGATGAGAGATTTCTGTTCGATCACAGCTGGGTGGAAGCGTTCTATATGCGCGCAATTGATCGCGCTCAGAATGACATCGACCGGTTTCAAAAGGAATTTTCTGGCCGTGGAGAGGCGCATCGCGAAACCGAGAGGCAAGCCAGGGAAATCATGAAGTGGGAGATGTAGGGACATGATGACCCCCCGAGAGAGAACCATCGCGGTCCTGTCGAAACATCTGCCAACTCTCGAACCTGTGACCTGCCACGCGACCTATGTTGGCGGCCCCCTGGACGGCGAGGTCGATCCAGAGTTCATCTGGCATGGACAGTTCCGATCCGGGGATCATATTCAAGAGCTTGCGGATGATCTCGATGACGAACCTTTGGAATACTACCTGATCAAACCCGTTCCGACCGATGGCTTGGTCAGGGTTCACCTCGTATACATGGGATATGAAGCATGAGCTTTATCGATGACACTTCAATTGACCCCGGCACCAGCCTGGAGATGGTCACTGAGACCTGCGTTGCCTACTTCCTCGGCGGCCCCCTGAATGGCGTTCGCGATCCGCAGTTCATCTGGAATGATGCCTACCTGAATGAAGGCGCCATGTATCTCTGGGGCGACTGGGAGGATCAGGACGGTGAGGCTGTGCTGGTCGGGTCGCATCGATACGATATCACGGTCAACCAGCATAAGGCCGAGGAAGGCCGGTTGATCAGCTGCAAATACGCTGGTTTCAGCGATGACGGATGCTAGGATGTGTAGCTCAGTGGTAGAGCTAGGCGCTCATAACGCCCAGGTCGCAGGTTCGATCCCTGCCGCATCCACCAAGTAACGAGGCCACATGCTGATTGACCCCCTCACAGACGTGGAGCGCGAAGCCGTCAAGGACATCGCCGGCATGTGTACCGAGATCACCCGTCGAGAGGGTCAGCGCCTGTTTTATATCCTGTTCCCGGATGAAAACACCGACACCCCTGAGTGGGCCCGCGAGATGATCGATAACGACACGATCTTCGCGCGGCGCCTGTACCGCAAGCACATGGCCTTCTTTGAGGCTGGGGCGACCATACCGGAGAGGTGCTTCCGGGCGGCGAATAGAGTCGGGAAGGCTCTTCGAAATGGAACTCCAGTGGCAACACCTGGTGGATGGAGGTCAATAGAAGACCTGAAGGTAGGAGACCAAATAATAGCTGGAGACGGATCGGTCACCATAGTGACGGGTGTTTATCCTCAGGGATTAAAGCAACTTTACCGGATCACTTTTGATGTTGGAGAATATATCGATTGCTGCGGTGAGCACCTTTGGAAATACCAGCATCCGCGCAGTCGATACCCATATCGTCAAAGCCACGGTAAACGGCAGGATAATCCATTTTACGGTCAATGGTCAGTGGGAAGCACTAAGCAAATCATTGATCAGGTCGGATCATCCCCGATTGCAAGAATGCGCCCAGTTATCCCAACGTCTCAGCCTTGGCAGATCAGCGCTCAATCGGTGCCGCTGGACCCTTATCTTGTTGGGGTGTTGCTTGGGGATGGCTGTCTACGCCACGGCCGCGCAGTGATCTCCACAGCAGATGAAGAAATTCTGAAATATGTTCAAGAGGCGCTACCGGAAGGTATGCACCTCAGTCATGTTGACAGATATGATTACGCTCTCCAGAGCGCATCAGGGCACAAAAGGTGTGCCGCGACAGGGCAATATCTGGTGGTTAATGAGGTTGTGAATTCATTGGTTGTTCTCGGCCTTCAAGAAAAGAAAGCCCATGAGAAACATATTCCTGAAATCTATCTTCTGAACGATCCAGATACACGCCGAGCCATCCTTCAGGGTTTAATGGATACTGACGGATCGATCTCAAAAACAGGTGCAATGGAGTTCAGCACAACATCCAAAGTACTCGCTCGCGACGTGGCGTTCTTGGTGGCCTCTCTTGGTGGCAAGACATCGACAGAGCAGAGGCAGACGCATTGCGTTTCTGGCAGCTATCGAACACCAGGCAGGATATCATACAGAGTCAGGATACGTCTCAATGAATGCCCTTTCAGGCTGTGCCGAAAAGCAGATCGCTGGAATCCGCGAAAAAACACAGAAAATAGAGTTATCCACACTATCAAGAAAATTGATATTGATCATGCGACCTGCATATCGGTAGCCCATGAGTGCAAGACATTTGTGACCAATCACGGCATCGTCACTCATAACACCATGGGCGGCGGCTATGAACTCTCCTGTCACCTGACTGGCGAATACCCCGACTGGTGGGTAGGTAGACGCTTCAACCGCCCGATCAGAGCCTGGGCGGCCGGCAAGACCTCTGAGACCACCCGTGACATCGTGCAGACGGCCCTGCTGGGCCCGCCCACCACCATTGGGGCAACCAAGACCTTCACTGGAACTGGCATCCTCCCAGGGCACGCCATCGGCGGCGCCACATGGAAACAGGGTGTGCAAGACCTGGCCGACATCGTGCGCATCCGCCACAAACCCACAGGTCAGTGGTCGCGCCTCGGCTTCAAGAGCTACAACCAGGGACGTGGGAGCTTCGAGGGCACAGCACAGCACGCCATCCTGCTCGATGAGGAGCCGCCGCTGGACATTTACGGCGAGTGCCTGATCCGGACAGCCACCACCAGAGGCATCATCATGCTGACGTTCACGCCGCTGGAAGGGATGAGCGAGGTGGTTTTGGAATTTATGCCGCAGAATGAGAGACCAGAGGAGGTTTGAGATTTTCCACTTGAAATGATGCGTGGATTTTTTTATCAATACAAACGAACAAGCATACACCGCGAGAGGGTTCCGCACGTCGCAAGACGGACCCCAGATGAGAACGCCGTAAGTCCTATGTAAGTCCGAGTGGCATTCAGGCAGGAAGTGGCAAAGGACCAAGGCGGATAGGTCCGGCGCTGCGAGACGGAATTTTCGACGGTCCCACGCCAAAGATCGATGCACAAGGTTGTTGGCTATATCGTGTGCTGAGGATCAGGGCCCAAGAAAATCCCAGGCCGGGCGATAAACCGAAAGGTGTTCTCTTGGTCTGGGTGAAGACACCGGAAAGCTGGGGCGGCACCTGGGCGCACTGAGCTTTGAGTAGGAGAAAAGCCTGGGGCGTTTTGTTGGTTTGACGCGCGGACGGGGCAGTGCCGTCGCTTAACAGAACCATCCATCCAATCAGCGATGGAAGCTGTGCCACTGACCTGAATGGCTCCAAATAAAGCAGGTGACAGCCGGGAGAGCACCGGCACGCAATTCAAGGATGCCCATGATCGAAATCCTTATGGATGGGCGTTGCTGGCGAGTACATACGATAGCAATCATCGATCAAAGCACCACGGCGGTGAAAGCCCGCGCCGGAGACGTAACCGGCAACCAACATACGATCTTGGAGCATCCGTCCACACGACAAGCAACTCGATGCTCTCCCCGTCCAACAAGGTGAGCCCGGAGGATTTCGGACTGCGGTAGGTGGACATAGGGCGGGGCCGCTGCGGCGCGATAACGAGGGGGCACTGTCTGGGCCTCAACATACCCCGCAGGGAAAGCCGACCGAACGGCAAGGCATCCAGACGACTGGTCATCGATCTGGGCCATAGCGAGACCTGACAGCCCGGAATGAGCACGGGCACCTTTACAGACATCATGGAAGCGTGCATGATGATTTCATCTACTCCCTGTTGGATGCGATGTGATCCTGTCCCCTAAGCAGTACATCGCAACGACCACCTGACCGAGGCCTTACCGGGCCTCGGTCTTTTTCGTCCCATAACCATTTTCTTTCAAAATGATCGTCGCCGGTGTATTGGTGGGTTCACGATCCGATCTGCAATTAAATGAGGAATACAGATGTTCAATCTCACCCGATACGCCTTCGCATCTCTTATTCTTGGCTTTTTGATCGCCCTTGCCGTCCTGATGACGCCGGCCGCTGCGACAGACTGCGACCAGGACGATGGCAACTGCGAGCCTGGTCAAGGTCAGGAATCGCCCATCGATCAAGACCCGATTGACCAAGACCCCGTTGACCCTGTTCCGGATGAGCCCTATTGCCCCGAGGACAACAACGGCCGCGACCAACCATCGCCTGAGTGCTCTTGACCTGAGGTCACCCCACCTTGTCTGATGTCATCAGGATATCCGAGGCGAAAGCCCTGATTACGGCAGGGTGGGATGACGTCCCCCACCTGAGCGAGGAGAAGAAGCGTCAGCTCCTCGATTCAACTCCAAAGCATATGCGAGACGCGCGTTCCAAAGGCATTCCGAGCCTTGGGGTGGGCGCGATCTACCCAATCCCCGAAGAAGAGATCGTCTGCGAGCCATTTGCGATCCCGGAATACTGGCCCCGGGCTTATGCAATGGATGTGGGTTGGAAGAAGACAGCTGTACTCTGGGGTGCCAAAGACCCCAGCACCAACACGATCTACCTCTATGCTGAGTATTACAAAGGCCAGGAGCTGCCCGCCGTCCACGCGGAAGCCATCAAGGCGCGTGGGGCATGGATGAACGGATGCATCGACCCGGCCGCCAGGCAGAGGAACCAGAAAGACGGCAAACGCCTGATGTCGGAATACAATCAGTGCGGCCTGAATTTGGTGACGGCCAATAACGAGGTGGATGCCGGCATCTACAAGGTCTACACCCTGCTCACCATCGGTCAGCTGAAGGTGTTCAGAACCCTCCCCAACTTCTTTGCTGAATACCGGCTCTATCGCCGCGAGGTCAAAAAGAATGAATATGGCGTCGAGCGTGCCATCATCGTAAAGCAGAATGACCACCTGATGGATGACATGCGATATCTCATAAACTCATTCGACCAAATCGCCACCACAAAGCCCGTACCGCGCCCAGGACAGATCGAGAGCGGAGCAGCTGATCAAGTAGTAGGATACTGACATGCCAATGCATATTCCCAAGGGCGCTGAGGGCGCTGAACAGGCCACCGAACCACAAGAGCAGGAAAACCTGATGCATCGCCTCCATGGCTTTGTGGGTGAGCTGCAACGTGAGGCAAACCGCCGCGTAGGCCGCCGAAGCCTGGTCGAGCAGCGCTGGATCGCAGACCTGATGCAGAAGCACGGGAAATACGATCACGACACGCTGAAGAAGCTGAAGGATCGCAAGAAGTCCCGGCTCTTCATCAACAAGACCCGCACAAAGACAAACTCCCTGTCTGCGCGCCTCTCAGACATCCTCTTCCCCGTGGATGACCGCAATTGGGCCATAGGGCCGACACCAGTCCCTGATCGTGACTGGGAAAC